TCTGGTCAGTATTAAAACTTGTAATGGTTTTATCTAACCACGTAAGTAAACCACGCAAATCAATGTTCGTATGTATGTTCTCAAATTCTGCAAGTCTTCTTCCACCACTAACGGCAACTGGTTTAACCAAATCGACGTTAAATGTCCAAAGATCAGGATAAGGTCCTGGTGGTACATTAGCAGAGCATAACATCCCTCTCTCATCCTTGTACTCAGGTCGTACTGTTGGAGTAATAATGAATGGGAAGCGCCTTTGAACGGCAGACGGACATGAAAAATAATGATAAGCATTTAAATTCTTCACGTTTGTCGTACCGACAACTAACTTAGCTCTCAAGGGCGTTTTACCTTTATTCTCCAACGAAGCTTGATCAGGACAATATGACGCATTGTTGATTATCTGAATAATTTGATTCAAGGACTTAGGATCATTCATCTCAGGAGCTTCATTAGCAACATCATCTAAAATTATGGTGTGGCAAGATGAAACGAATCCATCCCAATATTTTGCAGCTGGATTAACAGTATAACGAAATTCATCCCCTAATGGGAGATTTTCATGCTTAGCAAAATATGTGCAGATGATATTAGTCAATGTAGTCTTACCAATACCAGAATCCCCAAAAATTTGGACAGCAAAAGGCGCTTTACGATTACGACGAGCAGCCGACTTAGTGTTCAAATCATCACGCATCATCAACATGTCATTGAGTGTAAACTTGATAGTATCTCTATCACTCTTCTCCAGTCGCATCGAATGTTTAACGATATTCTGGAGTTTCTCAATAATGTCATCCAAATCAGATCTAAATTCACTTTCCGTGAATCCATATTCCTCAGGATTATGTAAAAGATGAGATTTCCTCTGTAATTCTCGACAAGTATCAAACATCTTCTTATAAGTGCCACCTGAATGGAAAATACAGTTGATATCACCAGTCAAATAAATTTGGTAACCGCGTTCTGCTAAGAAAAGAATAGTATCCGCAAGGACATACAAAAAATCTGGTTTTTTGTAATACTTCTTCTTTAGCGCAACTTGTTCAAGCTTGGAATAGCCAAAAGCGTCGAATGAAATACCAAGTTTGTCAAAAAGAGACAAACTCATTATATACATACAACATCTATACAATTTAATAGCTATCTCGCTATTGCAAATATTCTTGTATGAATTCAGGTATCCTCGCGCTCCTTCGAAAAAGTAATCGGCGCCTTGGACAACAAAGTCACCTAAGATCTTCTTTATGTATGAGTAGAATCTGGAAGACAAAGTCTTCCACGTTGATTCATGAAATCTACATTTAATGAAGATCCGAAAAGCCTGTAATATGGTTTCCACCACACCAAAGCCCTCAATTTTTTGAGTTGACATAGTTACAAAAGTTACTACATCATCCACTAACTTAGTGATATAATCATCATCAGTCATAGATTTGTATGTAAGTTCAGACATTGTGGATTGGAACCAATCTCCAATCTTCTTTTTGACTCTGGCAAGAGAGTCCTTCGAAGGTAAGTACAAGATTTGTTCATCTTTGATACATTCCCCACACTGGGGAGTATGATCTTTTTCATTTAATTCGTTTCGCCCAAAATTAGGGCAAAATTGTAAACTTTCTTTCTTTCTCATTTCTTGTTCTTATCTTTAGATTCAGATTTTGTTTTCTCCCGCTGCAGGATATATCTAGGATTCTAACCTTGATAAGTAATAG